CCCCTATCCCACCGAGTTTCAACAACCCAACTTTCACGGGCACTTCAACCTTTACTGGTCCTGTCGTTATGGACAGTACCCTTAGCGTCGCTGGTGCTGTCACTATGACTGACGGACTCTCTGTTACGGGAGCCCCTACTGATCTATTCCAGCTTAATGTCTCCACTGGAGCTACAATAAGTGGTGGTTTAACTGTTCCCAATGGAGAAACGGTAACAGGAGGACTAACTACTGACAGCCTAGGTGTAACTGGAAACACAAGTATAGGCGGATCTTTAGGAGTAAATGGCAACACACAACTCGCTAATGTAACTCTAAACGCAGGCGACTCCATAACAGTGAATGGTACTACACCCGTAGTTACCCTTACATCACCGGACAACAGTATAGCCATTGTACAAGATACTCCTTCCTCATACCAGCTTGAGGTATCTTCAACGAATCCTCATATGGGAGCTACGTACGCTACTGCAGTTAACTTCAGTCCTCCAGCAACAACGGGTTCGATTACATTACCCGCACTACCTGGGTTAGCTAGTGACAACTTCCTGATTATATGTTCCGGTTCGCTACAGTTCCTAGATTCTTCTAAAACCCTTACTCTAACAGGGACCGGAGCAGGTGTTACCTGGCCTAATAGTCCTCAACAGTACCAGAATGGTGCAGCAGCTAACTTCCCCTTTACATTCTACGGTACGGCTATTGGCGGGTCCTCACCATCTGTCACCTGGACCTGTAATGACCAGTTGGCGTTTACCCCCATGACTATGGTCATGGTTGCGTACTTCCAGTAATGCCTGCTGTATCTGATCCCATTAACGACTACTGGGGAGAACTGCTTGCAGTTGGTCCCTTCGGTGGCTTAGATACGACCACTGAGCCTTATTTTGTCTCTCCTAATAACTTCGTAGCCGGTCAAAACTACGTCCCAAACTCAGGCTTCGGGGGCTTCGTCACTGTCGAGGGTCGTAGCGTCTTCCTTGGTGCACCGCTCCCTGGTCCAGTATACGGAATACATGGAGTAATGAGAGCTGGCCTACCTACCCTGTACCTATTCGCTGTAACTGTGGGTTTGGTGGGTTTCATATATGGAGCTGTAGAAGGCGGTATCCCATTCCTCATTCCTACTCCTGTCCCCTTGTCTCCTTCCGAGCAGGTCACTTTTGCAGATTCAATCTCCTGGGTCTTTTTTACAGACGGCGTTGATGCAGCGTTGAAGTACGACGTTATCACTGGTATAATTACCTTCTGGGGGATTGTAGCTCCCACTGCCGCACCTCTGCTTTCTCCAGATGGTGCGGCTACGATGTTTGGCACGTACTATTACAATGTCACGTTTGAAGGCAATGGCATAGAATCAAGTGCTGGTACGTTCTCTCTTCCTATAACTGTGACTGGGACAGGCGTAACTCTGACGGGCATACCGGTGAGCACTGATCCTCAAGTAACTACAGTAAACATCTACCGCCTTGGAGGCTCCCTTGGTCAGTGGCTTTTCGTTGCTGCTATTCCGAATGGTACTACTACCTACACAGATACTACTTCAGATGCTGCTCTTAGTGCTGATCTTGCAGAAACTCTGAGGCGTGACCCTCCACCTATCTTTAAAGCCATTACAACGTACAAGGAGAGGGTCTGGGGCTTTGGTACGACTGCTGACCCATCTCTGGTATACTTCAGTAACTACAATGAGCCTTGGGCCTTTGATACGGTTCAGGGATTCTTTCCGGTTGAGGAGAATAACTTCAATGATGTTGCTATCGGACTATGCTCCATTGGATCACAGCTCATCCTCTTCAAGTCTAAATCTACCTACCAGGTCACTGGCTCAACTAATGCCGATTTCCAAGTTAACAAGCTATTTGACATTGGGTGTAGGTCCTCACGTTCAATATGTACTGCTTACGGAGTCTGTTGGTGGATCTCCAAACAGGGAATCTATCAGTTCGATGGAAGTACCCCGACAAACCTCTCAGACGGCGGATACCAACAGTCCAACATCAAATCTATCATTGACTCGTTCTCCGATACAGATTTTGCCGATGTAACGAGCTTCGTCTACGACCGGATGGTTCACTTCTGCATTCCTACTTTTAACGAGACCTACTTCTGGGATTTGCGAAGCCAGGGATGGTATAATTTGGGGTTTGCATTAGATCAGGTTTACTTCGATTTGGAATCAGACAATCCGGTAATTGGAACTGACCTACAAGTTACTGGTCAGATCGACAACTGGTTCACAGGCCCTGGAGACTTCGGTCTCCCTATCATGGCATTCATGCAGTCTCGTATCACTGACAGTGGAAACATTGAGACCACGAAGGACTACCGTTACATTGAGCTGCAAGCTCCTGTACAAGTCGGCACAGTTACGATCTCGACTATTGTGGACCCCGGTTCCTTGCAGTTTACCGATGTCTCATCCTTCGACCTATCCACTGGTTATGTACGTCAGCAGGGCTCCTTGCCTCGTGGCACCTTGGGAGCTGAGTTGCAGATCATCGTCCGAACTAACTCTGTGAATGTCATCCACTTGCAAAAGGTGGCCATTCACGGGTATATTAAAGCTAAGTATAGGACACATGACTAATGACTGTGCCGCCTACCCCTAAACAGATCAGCGTGAGGACTGTCAATGAATACAGTGCAAGCAAAGGCGTCTACATACCTAAGACTACTACAACTCAAGCTACTGCATCTCTCCCTCTGGCTAATCCGCCTCAGTTACTATGTGTAGACTGCGTTAACTTCGTTCTACCGGCTACAGGTACGTTTTCATTCACCTTCACAAACATGCCGACTCGGACGAACATCTCCAACAACGTACAGCCTGCGGCTCAGGGCACCCAATCACTCATGGTTATCAACCAGGGTGACCTATTGATCTACACTCTATCACTCATGAATGCCCCAGCTTGGGTATTGTTCAAGGGGTACGCCGTTATCCCAGGTAATCCTACTCCCAATCCTACCGCCAGTATTTATGTCCCTGCTCCCTTCCTAGGCCCTGGCAGCTATTCGGTCTTTGGTGTTAATGTTTCGGGTACAGCAGGACAAAGTGGTACAATTGTAGGAACGGTTTACATTCAAAGAGGGTGACATGGACACACCAAAACCTCCCAACTGGCAAGAGACTTTCCCAGGTATGCCAAAACTTCCAGATATGAAGCGTTTTCAACGTACCTTTCAAGGCTTCCAAGGAGGTGGGCAAGGTATGTGGGGCAAGTTCGCGAAGTATAACAGCAACATGTGGAATCCTATAAAGGGGAATAACAATGGCAAACAGCGATAAGAAACCAGTTATTAAGAAAAAGCCTGCACCTGCTACTGATACCAGAAACCTGCTCCAAAAGGGCGAAGACGCAGTCACTAAGCTTTTGAAGGATTCTAAGGCTTCGAAGGATGCCATTTGGCAGGGTCAAGGCGGTAAGGGCGGAAAAGGCGGCAATGGAAAATAATGTCAGGTCAACCTCCTAGTCCACAACAAGGTCAGCAACCCCCTGGAGGCGCTCCTGGGGGTCAGCCCCCTCCTAACATCCCTCCAGAGCTTCTTATGGTGCTTCTTTCTCATTTAATGGTTTCAGGCGGTCAATCTCCCGGCCAACCAGGTCAGGGTGGTCAACCGACCAAGCCGCCTCCGAAAGATGGGTCTCAGGTTCCTTCTTTGGCTGACATGCTTCCGCAAATTCTCCAAGCTCTATCTGGGACTCAAGTTCCTCCTCCGGCAGCAGGGCAACCACGAGTAGCCCAAGGGCAGCAAGGACAACAGCAAAAACCACAAAGCCAACCACAGCAGGGGGGAGCGCAACAACAGAATCCACTTATGTCCATCCTTCAGAGCCTGGGGATAAAACTTCAATGAAGAAGCCATTCATCTCACGTATTCCAGATTTCATGGCCAGACCCTTCATAAATGACTACTGTGACCGTTGGAAGATTCCATACGATAAGGATACAGACTACGCTTATGGGAATTCGGTACTATGGATGGGATCATTCTACAAGGAAGCTCTTCGCGCCGTGTGCGGATTATTTGTCTCTGATAATCTTCCTGGTGAACTCTTCGTTTATGGATTTTACGGAGATGGAAGCAAAGGGCAAGCGGTGGCTATAAGGGGTTTGATTGAACTTATCGTACAATTACCGTACAATTACAAGTACGGATACATCGTAGCTGACAACTTCTCTATGCTAAGAACTATGAAAAAGTACGGT